ACAGCTTTCTTATGTGCAAATGCTGCTTTCTGACTACCTTTAAATGTAGGAATTATAATCCAATATGGACTTATGTATCTTCGTATCCAATCAATTTTATCTCTAACAACAAGAGTTCTATTTACTGTTCCTGCTGCTGTTAGTATTTCAGTATGAATACCTGAATTCATACAATAATCAACTAACTTCCAAGCATCAGGTAAAGGCTCAAGATTTCTGAATAGTCTTTGAGCTGTCAATTTTCGTTTTTCAGCATCATAAACATCTTTCTTATCTTTTAGATCAACTTTATAGCCGAGAGCTTTCGTCAAACCCGATTCAAAATCGGCTAAAACTCCATCTTGGTCTAAAAATATTTGCCTAATTTTACTCATTGTGTTATTATATCAAAAGTGTACCTGCGGTATCAATACTTAAAATTTTCTGTTTTTTCTGCGGCAATCCTCTCACCTGTAGCTGTCTGATCCATAACTGGTCCAATATCAACTAATTCATCTTGTGCTGTTTGTTCACAATCATACAATCTCATTTTTGGTCTGTCAACACCTACAACAAATCGTCTATGATATGTTGGATCATTATATCTATTCTTTAACTGTTTAACCATTACTTGATCTAATTCTTGTAATTCTTCTGTAGATATTAATGCAAACATAAAGTCAGCTGTGGCAGGTAATCCAAACGACTCAGCTGTATCTTCTAATCCTACATCAGTTGATACAAAACCTGTTCTATTTGTTTGAGTAGCTGACATGATTGGAACATTAAACTCTACTGCTAATCCTCTCATTTCTTCTGCTATACTCTTAACATAAGTATAAGTATTCACATTACTACCAGGTCTAACTCTAAATGATGCACAGATGTTTAAATAATCTATGAATATTATATCTGGTGTAAAACTTCTTTTCAAATCTAATTCTTGTAATAAATGTCTCATGTGTCCTGAATGAGCTGAAGCTGTTGGATATTCTTTAATGATTAATTTTCCTTTAGTCTTTTCTTGAACTCTTTTAATCTTTTTCTTATACATTGCCTTAGGTAAATCTTGTAAATCATTTAATGATATGTCTAATAGATTAGCGTCTATTCTTTCCGCTATCTTCTCCTCAGCCATTTCTAATGTAATGTATAATACATTCTTACCTTGAACTAAACAACTAGCGGCAACATGACACATAAACAGAGATTTACCAACACCTGTTCCAGCCATACAGATATTTAATGTCTTATTCGGCATTCCACCTTTTGTAATTTTATTCATCAATTCTAAATCAAAAGGAATTCTTTCTTCTTCTGTATGATAAAAATCATATCGTGGTTCCCAATCATCTAAAAAATCATGTCCAATATTTGTATCAAAAGATACTGATAAAGCGTCTCTTAAAATGTCAGGAATCTGACCTTTACTACCACCCTTATCTTGAATAATCTCAATAGAACTCATTACTCCATTGTAAACAGCTCTGTCTTTACACCATTCCTCAGTTGAATCAATCAACCATTTCTCTGGTGTCTTTGTCTTATCCGTTTTTATTTCTTGAATAAGATTTGTTGTTTCTGAAAGTAATTGAGCATCAATACCATCTTTTTCATCAATGTCAATGATTAAAGCTTCAGGCGTAGGAACAGCTTTATACTTTAAAAAGTATTCTCTAATTTGTTTGAATAGGAACGATTCGTCCCTTTCTTGAAAGAAATCTGATTTTATGTAAGGTAATACTTTCCGTGTATATTCTTCATTCGTTATCAGATTCTTGAGTATCGTCTGTTCTAGTCTCGTTGCCATATAAAAATTCTTGTTTAGCTGCTTCGTTTAATTTATCTAATACTTCTTTTGTAAAGTATTTTTCTGGATTGTTGTTGATTGTTTTCGCAAATTGAGTAGTACCATCAGGTAACTTAACTCTTGTAGATGATTTCTCAAAGATACCATATTTAATAGCTAAATCAATTAAGCCATAATATCTATCTAACCCTTTTTTATAAGTTAGCATAACATCTACTACTCTATTCTCAACTGTCATTCTTGATTTTTCATTCTTACAATGAACAATATTACCGACAACTTCTGTTCCTTCTTTCTCTTTCTTTTTTGATAAGAATAAAATAGAAGATGCGGCATATTTTAGACCACTTCCACCACCCATAACTCGTTTTGCAAACAGTCCCATTTGATCGTAAGTATGATTTGTTACGATTAATGCAACTCCTGCTTTTGCAAGTTTAAGTGTCAATACACGAAACGCTCCTTTCACTAATTGAGCTCTAGTCATATCTCTTGTTTCAGCACCAGCTGTCGTATCTTCTATCTCTTTTGTTGTAGATAACATACCAAGAGAATCTAAAACAAATAACATTTTCATATCTGTTTTATCTTGCATGTATTGATCTAAAATACGAATTGCTTGAGTTCTGAATTCTTGAACTGTTGTAACAGGAACCATCATAATTCTTGAAGAATCAATTCCTCGTTCTTCAATCATTTTCTTTGATGTTGCACTTTCTGATTCAAAATAGATAACTGCTGCATCAGCGTTATCCTCTAAGAATTGTTTACACATTCCAAGTGCGAAGAATGTTTTACCCGTTGCAGATTCACCTGCTAATGCTGTAATTTTATTGTCGGGTAATCCATCATATATTGAACCAGATAATAAAGCGTTAAATATATACGAACCTGTGTCAATATATCCACTGACATCAGCGGCCGCTACACCTTCTTCTACAATAGAAGCGAACTCATTACCTGTAGTTCTAATCAGATTTTTCAAATAACTCATAATCAATCTCCGTTTCTTAATTCTCTCCTTTTCTTTTTGAGAGTAGTTTCATAATCTATAATTTGTCGAACCCATTTTTTAAAAGAATGTAGTTCAACATAAGTTATGATTAATAAAACCCATGTAATCATATGAAGTGTTAAAAAAATATAACTTATTTCAGTATTCATATATCTATTATAACACAAAACCCGATTCTGTCAATCGCTTTCTGTTCTCTAAATGAGCTTCTTTAATGTCATCTTTACTTTGTCCATGATAGGCCACTGCATGATGTGCTTCAACAGCCATGTCATTCCAACATTCTGTCTTATCAGGATTATATAGATTTCCTAAGATTCTACCAAACTTTCCTTTCTTACCACTTTCTACTAAAATATATGGATACTTTTCAACCCAATCTACTAAGAATTGTTTAGCAGCTAATCCATATTTCTTTTCTACTTTATCGCGAGTGCGTGATTCTGGTGTGTCTATTCCTAGAAGTCTAACTCTACCTTTTTGAAAAGAGTTAAATCCCATATCTAACATTACATCAATGGTATCACCATCAACTATTTTTATTACTTTTGCTTTATATATAAAGGGATTCATGTTCACCCAAAAAATTCATTAAGAGTGGATACTGGTTCAGTAGTCCACCCAATCTTATTTAAAATTACTCCTAAAGGCTCGACAAAAGATTTATTGAATTGTGTTTCATAATCAATATAAGGTTCTAATTCAAACTCTTTAGGTAACGCATTGACAAAAGATATCACATTTTCATTAATTACATTAGGCATTTTCAAATAACAAAACTTGACTTTCTCACCATTTGTAATAACAGGATATTTCTTGTCTATATTGTATTTAGACAAATAGTTATTGTAAAGAAGTGATCCTCTTACATGAATTGGCGTTCCTTTCCTATATATTGACGCAGCATTAGAATAATTAGTTACATTTTGGCAACCTCTTGGAAAAGATATTTCTTCAATCGGTAATTTTGAAAATTCATTCCTAGCATTTGTAATAAATTCCCAAACATCATGTTCTGTTTCATTCATTACAACTTTAATACCTTGTGCTAATTTCTTTCTACACCACATTGGAGTAGAAGATTTAGCTGTTTCAATTCCCATCAATTTAAGGCGTGGACTTTTATATCTAACACCTTCTGAATCATGTACATTAAGAATATATCTTTTCTTTGCAGTCCAAATTGCCTTATCAGCTATAACTTCTCTACCCATATGCATTCTATTGTCATAAGCATTCATATAAGAAGCTAATTCTTCATACGATTCGTTAATCATAGGTTCAAGTTTTTCTTTAGCAATTGTATCTAAAAAATCTACTGGATTTTTAGGATTTACTTTACTAACTAATGCATCAAAAGTTACATAGATTGAATCAGTATCAATAGCTATTACATAATCTTCATCAGTTTCTAATAATTTATTCATGTATGTATTAACAGCTTTTTCAACCCACTTAATACTTAACTGACCTGCTGTTGTAATTCCTTCAGCTATATCTCTGTTAAAGTATCTAAAATACTGATTACCTAAAGCTCCATAACATGAGTTAAGAGCAATCTTTGCAGCCATCTGATTATTATTTTCAGCAGTGATTGCATATTCTAATTTTCTTTTTGTGGTTGTATCATCTTTAGCTGTCTTTTCTAATTCTTTTCTGTGTTGTATCATTTTATTTTTAGTCAACACTCTTTCATCATACATTTCTTCTAATAGCTCAGGTAAAAAACCTTGTCGTTTTGTACTAAACATGGCACCATTCGGTGTAACTGTTGAAGTAGTCAATGAAGTTATATCAACTTCACCTTCAAGTAGTTTATTAACTGAAATATCTTGATTAAATTTATTTGGTAAATGAGTATCAGGACTCATATTATATTGCATGATTAAATGTGGATACAGACTATTTAAATCAAATGACATTACCCATTTGTGTTGTCCCACTTGTGGTTCTTTTACATAAGCTCCAACAATTCTAGAATCTTGTTTCCCTTTCTTTGGTGGTGGAATCATTCCTTTCTTTTTCAAGAAATTATAGATTAATAAATCCCAATATCTTACTGAACCAAATACATCTGTAAAATTACATTTAGCACTATAAGCCATAGTAACTAATAAATCCATTAACTGAAGCTTATCATCTAAAGCTTCTACTAATTCACAATCTCTAATATTATATTCTAAAAATTTCTGATAATCATTTCTATAAAACAAATGCATAGCACCAAATTCTGAATAATCAATTTTCTTTTTACCAAGTTCTACTTCTGCAATATGATCTAACCTATATGTTTCTCTTGTAATGTATGTAAACTTTTTATACATCTGTAAGTAATCAAGTGTTGCAACTCCAGAAATGTTATAAGCTATCTGTTTCTTTTGACCCATATAAAACCACTCTCTAGAAGTAAGTAGATTGTGTGGTGATAATTTAGTAGCTGTATCCCAATTAAATAATTTCCAAATACGATTGATAAGATATGCCATATCAAATGATTCAACATTCCAACCAGTTACTATATCAGGCTCAAGTTCATCCCAAACTTCCATAAAAGTTTTCAACAACTGTTTTTCATGTTGACATTTATGATACTGCACATTAGGATTGTCTGTTTTAAAATCAAAATTATCTGTTCCTATGACATGAATAGTATCATGTCCAAATAATTTCATTGTAATCGCATTGACCTTTTCTTCTGCATCAATAGGTTCTGGAAATCCATTTTCACATTCACACTCTATATCAATACAAAGAATATTTAATTGTTTAATATCAAAATTTATATCACTAGGAAAACTCTCATTGATGTAAGTATATTCCCATGAATCTAAACCATGAATATCAACATTCGTGCCTTTGAATTTCTTTTTCCAATTACGAGCATGATTAATCGAGCCGAACTTCTTAGCTTGTAAGAATTCACCTTTAACGGATTTGAAAGCTGATTGTTTGTTTGTTGGAATATAAAGTGTCGGTTCGTATTGTAATCTTTTAATATATCGTTTACCGTTCTTTATTCCACGAGCTAATATGAAGTCTCTATACTTCTGTACATTGGTGTAAAAATGCACTTACACTACTCTTTCCATAATATATTTCCTATTTTTAATCAGTTACGTCAATATCGCGTAACCTATCCATTAATCGCCTTGCACGATTATAAACTTGTTTTGCCCACCTAGAATCTAAACCTTCTTTTGATGCAGTTTTATAATCTTCTGCATTTATAGCTGTGAGCATCAGTTGAAATTTCTTTAGTTTAGTTATACCTAAATTGAATGCCATGTTTGCAATAATCAATTTAACTTCTTCTGGCCAAAGTTCCCAATTCTGATGAAAATGATCTTCACATTCTTTGAGAACATTATTCAGATCATAAAACAAAAGTTCATCTGCTCTTGTTTGTGTAATTGGTGTTCCCACACCAACTCCCCATTCTTCATCTGAAGGAATTATAAGATGTCCTACACCTACTGTAAAATATCCTAAATGATCTTTATATACTTTTAATACAGATCCTTCATCTGCTACGAGTTCTGCTCTAAGTCTTTGTCTAAATTCTTTACTATATTCCATGTGGGCTCCAATTGCGTTTGTTTGAAAGAATAAACTACCAATAATTATTTTTTTAACTAACTCCACGATTAAGTTCTTCAATACCTTGATTAGCTA